AGCAAAACCAGCAATGATTGAACTATCGGCTGGCTTGACCATCAGGATAGATGGGTCAGAGCCGTTGGTGTAGCAAGTCTGGTGCAACTCCAAAACTTTTGCTTCTGTCAGTGCATTATATGCGTTGCCGCCAGCATCTACAGCTGTAGAAATCATCGCAGTTGCAGAGGCCATTTTACGCGGAGTAGAGGCACTTCCAGCAGCAGCCGCCTGGTGAACACCAACATAGGCTCGTTCTTGATCGAGCTTGATGGCTTTTAGGGTTTTGGCCAATGCGTAGGCAGTTTCTTTAGCACGTCCATGGGTCTGAACAGCGTCAACAGTTGCAGCAACTTTAAATGCTTCACCGATGATCTGAGTTACGTTGCTCCGTGAAGTTGGCTGGCCAATAGCAGCGGTAGCTGCGTCTGCACCTTCTGTAAGTGCATTGAGGGCCGCTGCACGGATTGAATCTTCTAACCACTCAAAAGTACGAGCAGAGACTTTTTCAGATTTGAGTGAAGAGGTGAATGGTGTGCTAGTGGGCGAGATATTTGCAATGGTCTGGGAAACGTCTTCCGCTAATCCTACCGTTGCATATGAGACTAAAGTAGTCATGGTTTATTACCTTTTAAAATGGGAAATTAAAATAGAGCATCATTCCCAGCCAGCCATAATCGCATCTGCAATATTGTCGAGGTCATTGCCACCGCTTCTGAGCTTGTCCATGGTCTTCTTTTGACGTTGGGCTTTTATGTCAGCTTTGGTGGGGGGCGCCTTCTTCGATCTTAAAACTTTCTTAGCCGACTTAGCTTTTTTCACAGTGGCCACCTTTTTGGTTTGGTCAAACATTCGAGCCTTGTTGAGTAGCATAATTACGTTCGGATCGGAGTATTGATTGACCGCTTCTTCGGGTAGCCCCTGCCCAATTGCATAGCTTCGGATGTCGTTGTAGAGGCTATTGTTCCACTCAGGGATTTCCCTTTGTAAAACCTTAATACACTCTTTAGCTTCAGACTTTTTTGTTTCTGCCTGTTGCTGTTTAACGAACGAATAGAACTGGTCGGCTTCTTCGGATAAGAATTTAAGATCGTCTTCAGCTTGCTTTGCTTCGGCTCTCAGGGCAGTGAATGACTCGGCATCCATCTGCTTACTGGCAACCAACATATCGACCTCAGAATACGGCTTGTACCGCTCCTGGGCTCGACTAAGCATCGCTTGTAATGACGCATCGGCTTTTTGCAGCTGCTCATCGGCTAACTTACGTTGTGATGCGGCTTCTTGAGACTTGCGTGTTAAAGATGCTTCTTGACCGTAGAGTCTTTTAAGGTCTTTGATGGATGCCTGTTTAGATTCTCCATCGACAGTAATCTCGACCAGGGTATCGTCGGGCAAATCAAGTTCTTCTTGATCATCGCCCTCAGACTCTTTGTCACTGTCTTCGGTATCCTCTAGTTCTTCGTCAGGGTCCTCAGTTTCCTCTTCAGCTTCTGCGTCTTCAGTTTCATCTTCGGTTTCTTCAGATTCCTCTACTTCAGTCTCGTCGGTAGATTTATCTGTAGCCTCTTGACTATCTTCAGATGGCTGATCTTCATCAGCGTCTTCCCATTGTCCAAGTATAGCTTCTGCGGCATCGTCTACTGATGCCAATGGAGAGTCGGAAGTATTGTTGACGTTATCAATTAATGACATGGTCTATTCCTCTTCTGAGCGGCTGTCGCTTGCTCTGTTGTTAATCTCATCACGTACTGCTACACGTTGTTTAATAGTGTTGACAATTTCGTTGATGGCTTGGTACTGGTAGTAAGCACTTGTCCTTTGTTGCTCTTCTTCTGGCTTAGAAAAAGCAAAGGCTTGGAAACATTGCTCTACCAGTGAGTTTACGGTTGTGGTGAAGGAATCACTCTGTAAAAAGTTCTCAGCGTGATCCCCCATAACAACCATTTTTTCTTCGTCTTCGGTCATGTAGCCTCTCCTTAAAAGACTAGGGGTTTAACCATTCGGACTTGCAATGGCAGTAATTTCATCGGCACGTTGCGCAAGGAGCATCTCAGCGGAATCAATCGCTTTCTTATGCCGCAGCTGTTCTTCTTTAAGATCCATATTGTCAGACTGGATGGCATGCTGGTTGTCGGCCTTAGCCTTCTCTAGCTGAAGTTTCATCTTGCTAATCTCAGCGTCAACTTGTGCTTTCATCTCAACCACCGCTGTCTGGCGTTCTTGGATTTCAAGTTGCTTATGCATCATTTGTATTTGCAACTCTTGTGCTGGGTCTGGTTGCTCTTCAGGTAACTCTTGTGGGTTGGTAATGAAGGCACTGATATCCTTGATGCCTGTCATGTCCATGGTTCTGGAAATCAGTTCGTATTGATTCTGTGGCCGATACATCTTTGACAGCGAGGGGTCTTGGCTTAAAACAGTGTGCAAGGCTAAGTACTTTTGTGCCTCACGGTCCTGCTCTCCGTAACCAAGGTGCATCTCAATAACGACATCGCGCTTCTCTCGCCACTTGCGTGGGTCACAGGCTACATACTCACCCGATAGCTCGACAATGCGTTCCTGTGTTTCGTTTTCGCAGACCAGCTGATAGACCTCTTGAAACAATGGCTTAACAAACTGGTTTGCAAAGTTACGTGCAATGATCTTTTGTCGCTGCTGGGACATGGTGGCCAGCTGCTCAACCATTGCAGCCGAATTTTGCTTACTGACTGCGTTCTTATCGAGACCTTGGCTGATCCTAGAAACACCAGTGGTGTCCTCTTTGTCCTCGTCCAACATCTGAATGGTCTGGAATGTAAATGGGTTTAAGGGTGCCTGGAGCATTGGCGAGATGGCATCGGGTCTCGTGGTGTTGACGATGCCGCCGACACGATTATCAATTAGCTCACGAGGATTGGTAAGGCCACCTTTTAACACCGTGTAACGTGGGTTATTAGTGATCATTGCGTGGTCCAGGATTGACCTGGTTAGTACCGTCCGAGCATTCTGGGTAGAGATCACTTTGGCAGCGTAGTTGTTGCCATAGAATGCGTGAGGGATCGGGAGCGGAACAAATGCAATAAAGGGTTTTCTGGATACTTTTTCTTTAGATAAAAGAACATTGCCAGCTTTTATTACTTTGTAAAGTTCTGCAACTCCCGTCCCCTCAACGTCTAGCATAATGTAGGCTTCGTAGACCATGACGTTGCGTACCTGGTCTTGATAACCAGACGAATTAAAACTGCGGTTACCTACATTATTAAATCGACTCAACACCTCTGGGTCAGTTTCCATGTCCACATCGGAATGTTCTCCGATCTTAGACAGAAGTTTTTCTGAGTAACCTTCGTCGCGTAACTCTGAGATTGTTTTCTTAGTGCGGTGGGCACAAAAGTTAACTGAGTCTAGACTCTTGGCCTGGGTCTCAATAAGAAATTCTTCAGGGGCAAGGTTCTCTATGACTACTTGGCTGGTGTCACTTTCTATACTGATAGTGCCGGATACTAATCCAAGGTCATCTGTTTCACTATCGACTAGCTCAACGTCATCTTGAGCCAGCAGCATGTCCAGTTCGCCCTCAGTGATATCCTCAAAGTCTTCGTAGTCGTAATGGGTACCTACTTCCCAAAATGCTTTTACAATACCTGCACGGGCTATCAGACCATCATGGATAACGGTGGACATTACCTTGTACATATCATTCTGACGGTGAACTACGTAGTCAGTGTACTCAGTGCAGCTTTTGGCTTTGGCTACATCGTCTTGATTTTGCGGAGCAAACTTTACTGTCTTGTTACCACTTGAGAAAGTCTCTAGAAGTGCCGCTTTAAGACTCTCGACTGCATCATAGACATCTAATGAAACGTACTTTGAGTTACCATCGTGGATAGGCTTAGGCAGTGTTCCGTTGTAGTAATCGACAACATTGGCTCGCTCAGTAGACAACTCTGAATCTGCGTACCCTACTGAAAGTCCAACATTTTCATCAACTAGGGTAACGATGTTAGTATCCGACAGTTTCTTGTAGTCTTTACGTTTTGCCATTAGTTATACCATTTCAATGTAATAAGAATCAGAAACCTCAATCGGTTCCCAAGCTCCTTGGTGGACATAATTTGCTAGTGCCAGGCCCATAACACAGTCGTCGTAACACCCGCTCTCTGCTTGCATGGCCCCAGACTCAGTAACAATGTAAGTCAGCATTTCTCGAATAGTGACTTTGTCATTAAGTTCTAACTCACCGTCACGCATGGCTGCTCTGAGTTGGTCAATGATGAGAGGTTTAGTTTTTGCTGTAGTAGAGAAACCTAGTTTTACTGTTTCACGATCCGTCACTTTGTCGTGCTGAATCTCTGTGTAGAAGTTTGGGTAGGCCATGTCCTTGCCTAGCCGGGTACAGGTGAGAATGCCGTGGGAGTTATTCTCGACACATATCAAGGCTTCGTTGTAGTAGTTACCTAAGTTGTACAGGACTTCAGCAAAGTAGTCAGGGTGGACGTGGGCACGAAATGTGGCTACCTGTCTTTTCTTTGAGTCCAGGACCTGTGCTACCGAATAGTCCCCACCACGGACACCCATGGAACAGTCAGCACCGATGCAATACTGCTCACCCTCGACGTGAGGTCGCCAGGTAAACAGTTCACCACGATGGTTCGGGTTCCACTCGTTGTTTTCTAGTGCCATACGAGACTCTAAGTCTCTTGTGGTTTCCAGTGTTTTAACAAGTTGGTCTGGGTTAAACACTGGTCGCCCAGTAGTGAGAAAGGCCTCGTCAGGTTCGCTTGGGTACTCTTGCCTGAAAAGGTCTATGCCATTTTGGGCAATCTTTTTGCGTCTGAACATAAGTTGTTCATCGTCTAATTGAAACTTCTCAGCTAACTCTTGTTCTTCTGGTGTTCTTTCAAAATGCGCAGTAGTGGGTTCACGGTAATCAGGATCAATGAACCAAGGAATAAAAACAGGTACGTAACCATTAGTGCCGTCAACCGCACCACGCCATAGGTCATAGAAAATACCGTTGACACCATTAGCGGTAGACTCAACAAAAATAGCTGTGCCCTTTGTATTAGGTACTGCCTGTGTAAGACCATTCCAGTTGTCCAGTGCATTACTTTTTTGCCAGAAAGCGAGTTCTGAAGCATGGACATGAGTAAGCGTTTCACCGCGTCCAATACTTTCACCACCCGCTGTTGCAACCACAAAACTTGAATCGAGAACATCGAAATTCATCTCCCGTCTTGAAGAATACTTGGTGTGAGGCTTCAGAATACGTGGGCAATGCTCGTGGAATCTCTTGGTCATATCAAAGAGCGCACGGGTAGAGTCTGCATGGTGGGTGATTACCATACCCTTGCATGCTTGGCGCTGACTAACTGAGTAATACAGGTAGCCACCGGTGTAAGTTGATAAACCTTGTTGTCTTGCTTTGAGGATAATGACTCTAACTTTGCCTTCAGTAGCCATTTGATCCTTAACCGCAGCATCTAGTATCTGCTGGGCTGGGTTAAGTTTGAGGGATGTAATCTTTCCTGCTTTGGTTCTTATTTTCAGTGCTGACTTAGCGTAAAACTTATAATCATTCAGCAGCTTCTTGCGAACTTCCTTCAGTTGCTTGTTCATCGGTTTGCTCATCCTCAACTAAAAGTGAAGCCAAAAAGTCTTCTGCCTTGTGGATAGACACATCCGACTTAGACGCAGGTTTACTTTTAGTAAAATCTAAAACCAAACGTGCTGCGGCCAGCCGCTCTCTGGTCTCACCTTGTAGGCGCATCACTTCGACTGCGGTTGCAAGTGCTTCCTGCTGATATTTGTTTTCGATGTTGTAGTTCTCTGACATAATTCGGACTACCTTCTTAGCGTCTTTTTTAGCCTGCTCACGTATAGGCTTAATGGTTTCAGCAGTGTGGCCGTCAGGTACACCCTTTGGCCTTCCCGCATTCTTTCGGGGCTTTGTGGACCACAGTTTCCTTAGTGCTCTGCCCTCTGGAGTAGACATGAGGGTACTGAAGTAATTATTTTTTGGGGCGTTTTGCGGTCTTTTCAGGGGCTTTGGCGGGGACTTTTTTCTCTGCTTTCTTGGGCTGGACATTGGCGGCCTCTCTGGAAATGATTTCTTCAACTATTTTTCTTGTGCCTGCAAAACCACTACACAGCATATCTGGGGGCAAGCTCGTTGCCATCTCACAAAGACAAATAGCTTTTTGCTCTTGAGTCAGTAGCTTACTGTTCTTAATCATTTCTATTTGCGGAAGCAGGGCCACCACGTCAGTTGCTCTCTCTTGCATGGTTTCTCCTATGCACTTAGAAGTGCGGGTTGTGGACTAAGTGCCCCAGGTGCCATTTTATCGTCTTCTTCCTCTTCCTCTTCGCCTTTCTGAAGCGCACCGGCTGTCAGGATAGCCATAATTGCAGCCATTGGGTGGGCATGGAAAGTCCCCTTGCTTTTAAGAATGTTCTCTGTATCACCTGTCTCACCATGGGAATTCCCATTATTAAACCAATCTATTAGCCTGATACCTTCATCAGCGCCTAGATTATTTAAAAATCTAGCGAGGTTTTTAACGGGTTCAGTCGGACTTACAGCACCTTTTGATGTGGTTTTAACGATTGCTGCCCCTGCATTTGTACTATTTATAGCTTTAAAAATTCTATTAACCTGACCCCCTTCTCGCAGGTTTTGCATCTCATCCTGCGTTAATGACAATGAGCCGAGCACTCGGAGCCCATTGTCCAAAAGTATAAGGGCATTATCTGCACTAATTTGTTCTATAACTTTTTTTGCACTGCTTGGGTCTTTTACTTTTAGCGTATTTTGCTGCTGTCGGCGGCGCAGCACTCGTTCCGTGAGTTCTTGTCTGCGCTTACGCACACTAGGTTTTATTTCAATGCTTTTTTGTGGAGCAGTCGCACTAAAGAAGGTGGCAGCCTCACCACCACTGCCCACAATTATATGCCCCCTTGCATTTATACCTGTGCCATCCAGTGTTTTTCGCAGCTGATCATTAATATCCGTGTCGGCCATAGAGGGTTCTAAATTACCTGTGGGGTGGTTATGCCCGAACCATACATTAGCCGCATTTTCAGTACCTACCACAGCACCTATCAATTCCATAGGTGATACTAAAGATTTATTCTTTAAGCCTTTTGTGTGTCTTATTAGATTTAAAATTTTCCCATTTGAGTCAGTTACTAAGGCAAGCATAGTTTCTTGCGCGTGTTTGCGTATTGGTGCAAACACATGGGCCGCTTCTTCAGCAGTTGTTACGTTTTTCAGGCCTACAGGAATACTACCTGTTGGAACTTGTTGATAATGTATATTGAAATTATCGAGTGTTTCTGTTGCAGCATCTTTAGGTGGAAGTTCGTCTGACTGAGATAAGACAGGGGCTCTATTATCCGCTGGAGATGGCTCGAACTTAGCAAATACCGACCGAATATCTTTAGGGTCAAAAACGGCAAAAGTCGAGTAGTCATTACCCTCTCTGCGATTTTCACTTATGTCTCTTTCGTCTTGCTGGAGGATTGGGCCCTGATCTTGTGGTACAGGGCTCGGTCTCTCTGGAGGGCTACCTACTTGGCTTTGTTGGCCATCATAGGCTGTGTTGAGGGCTGCGTTAGGAGTCCACCCGTATCTTTCGCTGAACTCGCTTTCGACTTCGCGAACTCGCGGCTGTAGCTGCGAGATGATGTCTGTAACCCTTCTTTGTAGATCGGGTCTTCCGCTGAGGCGGTTTTGATTGAGGTAACCTTCACCGTTTTGGTTCTCCTGCCAGTTGTTCTCTATTAAATCGTTGTCGGAAACAAACCTTGTTACCTGCGCTGTTTCCCCATTGTCTGACTCTATACTATTTAAAGCATTAATAATAACTTTTTCAAAGTCCAGGTCTGCTTTTTTCTTTTCGTAATTACTTAATCCAGAGTAAGGGTTGTTGTTATCGTCGCTAAAGTTAATAAAGCGCACACCCGTGGCCGTAGAGATTGGCTCCAGGCCATACTGAGATAGTGCCGAAGATATAGCCTGTGTCTCTGCAAGTGAAAATGGGCGACCTATGTTTACGTCGATGCCATTCTGGTCTGTACGCTTCTGCGATTTCTTGAAGAATGGACGGTGCCAACCAATGCCCTTCTGCTTGAGCAATACTCCTTTCACTGCTGCGTAGGCTGCAATAAGGTCTTTAGCATCCTCAGATATGACACCATCTTCCTTTACACGGTACTGCCTGGGCACAACTATTTCATTTTGGGATACTGGATCATTGCGCCCTTCCCAGGATCCAAGGCCATTTGAAACTCCCAACTGAAGCATACCAAGTTCTTTAGAGACAATATCGTAACCATCGTCGTCCAGGAACGCCTTGTCCATCGCATGGTGGTACTCGACTATCTGCTCAACGGGAGCGTCAAAGATTTCTGGCAGGTGCCCTGCCTCTGTCGACGGTATAGACTCGACACTAATCTGAGCCATTTTATTCAGTGTTGCGTCCCTGTAATCAAACTTAGCAGCCTCACGCTCTAATGCCGTAGACTCATACGCCAGGGCTTTCTTCACCCACAGCTGTCCGTGGGCCTGCTCTGAGGCCAGGTCCTTAAACTGTCTAATCTTTTTGCCTTTCTTGTCCTCAACCCACTTGTAGTTACCCTGCTTTTCAGAAAGGCGGTCTACTTCTTTTTTCAGTGGTTTTGATTCCATTCTGGATTTAATTTCAACCCATATAGCGGCCTGCACTTGCTGCGGTTCCCATCCAAGTTCCTCAGCTATCTTGTAGGTTTCATTTTCTACAAAGTCATAGTTAAGGTCGGTAGCTGCATCAGACCTATAGCCAAATGCTCTCATCATCCAGAGGTCAGTAGTAACACCCTGCTCCAGAGACCCGTCTATTGATCTAAGCAGGTTGTTTTCAAAGTTATTAGTTTTACGTCCAGACCAATCTCTACCTTCAAAAACGTCAGTAATCTTGCGACCCATAGATTCTGGGAATCTTCCTGTCTCAATAGGCTGCCCGTTTTTCCACATGTAATAAGCCTGGATTGCGTACTCGAAGTTGGTGCCTACAGGCGTACTTGGAGATGTAATTGCTAGGGCTCTTACAAGTTTTTTTGCTTCGTCTACGTTGCCGCCAGTAATCGCCAGCATTGTCTCTCCGCTGCGCTCATACCAAAAACGACCGTATGAGCCCTGGGTAGCCAACTCTTTGACATACCTGCGAAGACGATACAGTTTACCTGCTGTGTTGATTCCTCGTGGTGCGCCAATGTACTTGCCGCTTTTTTGCCGTCTTGGTGTTTTGTACTTTGACTTGCTTTGGGCAGTAGTCTGCGGTTCACGGGAGTCATCCATAGCAGCCTGTGGCTCATTGACTACTTGAGCATCTCTACTGTCTAACTGGCGTTTCTTCTGTGCCGCCTGTTGCTGTGTGACTACGCGATCAACGTATGGGGCAAAGTACTTTTGTACTGCCTGTTGGTCTACGCCACCTTCGTAAAGTCTTTTGGCTTGCGCTTCAAGTGCAGACACTGGATCAGCACCTAAGTCATATTCCATAGAATTAAGCGTATTGAGTAACTTGGCTTTTTCTAATGGCCTGACAGACTTGTCGGCATTCAGTTGCTCTTTAAGGTCATTGACGAAGCTGCGGTTATTCTCTATGCCACGTTGGTAGTTCTGATCGCGCTGGGATAGGTTTTGCTGTGCCCTTGCTTGGATAGTAGCCGCTGCACGTTGTATATTTGGTTGCCTATTGCGTTGTACATAGTTTGGGTTGGCTTCGACAAATGCGTTGATATCTCTGATTAAAGAGAAGTCCATCTCGCCACCGACTGCAACACCCTGCTCATAGGCCTCAATAGCACGTCTGATAGCTGGCAATGTGTTTGGGTTAGCCTTGAGTATTCTAAGGACCTTGGCAATCTCTGCCCGATCCAGGCCCGTGCCATCACGCATGATGTCTTCAGGGCTACCAAACTGTGGGGGTGCGCCCTGCTGTACACGAGCTAGGTTGGCATCTCTTTGCTCTGCGGCCATTTGTTCTTGTCGTGCAGCTTCTTCTGCTGCTAGACGCTCTTCTTCTAGGGTTTCTGCGCGTTGCTGTTCGCGTACACTTGGGCCAGTAGCCGCAGGTTGGCCTTGCTGATTGCCATATTGGTCGACATAACGCTGTACTCTGCTGCGTCTACCTGTGACTTTATCGATAGCGCGTCCTGTGCCGACAACACCCAGCTGGCCTAAAGTAGATGCACCACCTGTTGCGACACCAGTATATAAAGAGGCCATAGGACGCATGACATATTCTGCCATTGCCCTGCCCTGGTCATAGCCCGCTTCGCCACCAAGACCAATAGGTAAAAACTGATCGGTAACAGCGGAGACACCGCCCTTATATCCACCATTGTGGATTTCGGTCATCTGGTTTAACTCGCGCATTAAGTTAAGTGCGCGTTGACCTTCCTGAGTATCTCCAGTAAGTCTTTCTACTGCTGCAAAGTTTTCTTGGTCAACTCTGTTTTTAGTTTTGTTTCGGGCTTTTCTATATGCAATATGTGCAAGTATTTTTTCAGATACTTCTGCAACACTGTCTCTATCTTGTATTGCGATTCTGTCTTTAAGGTCATCAAATAGTACCTTTAACTCTGTTGTCATATCGACATGAGTCTGGTCTACAGCTTCCCTTGCCCCTTTCTTGGCTGACCTATCGACATCGCCCAGATCATAGCCGTTGGCTTCTGCCTTCTTTATAAGACGCTGTGCATAACTTGCAGCTGCCTTTGACTCTTCCTCAGTCATGTCTGACTTTGGGCTTCCACCAGTGACCAGGTTAGCTGCGGCTCTCACAGTGCCAACACTGGTGTCTACCATGCCAGCTGAGGTGCCGCCTATGATGCCTTCGGCCAATGCTTGACGCGGGTCAACTTCAAGTCCTTTCTTGGTGTTTACTGTTGAGCCTACTTGCTCGACAACGCTCTGTGTGCCCTCTGTTGCACCTTCCACAAGCATTCTTTTCAAAGAGCCGCTTAGACCAGGCGCAATAGCATTTAATGCACCCATACCAGCAGAGGTGCCGGTGGCATATTTCCAATCTTCTGAGTTGGGTACTTCTCGTCCGTTATTCTTTGCCCTTTCTAATGCAAGAGGACCAAGCTGCTGCGCTGCCTCAAATACCATTGGACCTGTCAGGCCCCCAACCAGGGCACCCCCAGCTGTACCCGCACCGGGTATCACTGATCCTGCGAGACCACCAAGGCCCATGCCGCCTAATCTTGAAAGTATTGATCCTGCAAATTGTCCTGCTTGCTCTACGCCTGCTTTCGGCAGGTAACGCCAGGCAAAACTGCCGTCCTGGTCAGCGTTCATAAACTGGCCTGATGCACTTTGTCCAGGTCTCTCGTCAACAGCACCTTTTAGATTCTCAGCTATACCTGGGTAACCTAATGCCTCTGCGGTAACGCCCATGTTTTCTAAAGGCTGGTCTATACCACGCATAAACGTATCACCGAAGCCCTCAAATGCACCGTCTTTGGCTTGAGGTTGCTGCTGTTGGCGATAAAGCTGCGCTACTCTTGCGGCCTTTTCCCTATTGCCCGCTTGCTTGTGGTGCTTATAAGCCGCTTTAAATTCTTCAGGTGTTCTCTGTTGCATAGGAGGGACCTAATTAAAAGTTGAACAGTGCGTCATCGTCTTCTGCCGTGTAAGTTTTACTGTCTGTTTCTACACTTGATGCGACTGGAGCTTCATAAGTATTCTTAAAGCCAATATCAGCATCACGGGACACAGTGATTCCATTGCGGAGTCTGTTTCTGATGACTGCTATGTTTTCTCGACGTGCTTCGATCCATGCCTTCCAGACTTCTTCAGACTGGTTCATGCTTGGAACGGCAGACTGGAACAGGGCCATTTCTTTATCAGAGATAGCACCCTTGGTATTGGCCGTTCTCAATAGAGTTTCATCGACCATGATGGCCTTAAGTTCTGTTCTAAATGCTTCTCGTTTTGGGTCGCCCCAGGGTAGGTTGTCCCACCATGACTTCGCTGTTGAGTCAAAGGCACCAGTGACATTGTTTCCAAACTGATTAAACTTGTTGTAGGCATCAGCAAGTTTCCTATCTTGGTCATCCATGCTATTGAGCATTTCTTGCTGCTCTTGGATTGCATCTTGGTAGGTAGACAATGCACTAAGCTGCCTGTCGGACACTATATTGCGCTGTGCCTGGTCTTCCTGTTGCATCATGCCCTGCTGTTGGGCCATAGCCGCCATAGCCGCATTGCCGCCAAGGTGACTTGCGCCCTGCATAGCGCCACCCATGCGTATCAATCTCTGAGACAGGGGTATATCTCCATTCTGTGAGTATGCCCCGTTCGCTAACATGCTACCCATGCGCTTAAAGAAGCCTTCTTTCTTCACTGGTTGCCCATTCTGATCTCTAGTGACAATGGCTTGACCCGTGTTGGTGTTGTCTCTGCGCTGACCTGTTTGGGGGCTGTTAAGTTCTTTCTCAGCCTCCTCAAGTATCGCCTGTTCGCTGTTGAAAGGCTGTGTGACATTCTGAGCGCCAATGCTAAGTACAGGCTGTTGTTGCATGACATAGTTAGGTTGGCCATTGGCAGACAATGCAGGTCGGTGAGTAATACCAACTGCGGCATCCATAGCTGCTTGCGTCATTGGCCCTGACATACCTAGAGGGGGGACATCGGCAGCAGTGCGTGGACGTGCTAATAGCGGTGGTACACCAGAGGGCGTTGGTTGCATTTGTTGCTGTGGAGCGACATAAGTTGACGCTGGGTTAATACTATTCTGAGTCCAACCACCGAGGATTCCATGTGTAGGACGCTTAGAAAGATTAGCCTGTCGGACTGCATCAATCTGCTGCTGTGCCAAAACTGGGTCAGGCGGCAAGTGGGCTGTCTGACGCCGTCTTTGCTGCCTCAAGTACTCTTCTGATCCGTAGGGGGCATTTGTAAAACTAGGGTATTGATAAGCCATGATTAACTCTTCCAGTCTTTTAAGAACTTCGCGATTTCCATGCCTGTACCAGCACCTTGCATAGCACCACCAAACGCAGCCGCGCCACTATTGTGTAGGTTTGGCTGTACCTGCGGATTCTGATAGACAGCGTTGCCAAGGATGCCCTGCTGATATCTCATTTGAGTATCCATACCAAAGTCACGGTTACGCTCAAATGCTGCTCTAGCATCGTTGAGTGCGGCCTGGTCATAGCCTTGTAAGTTGCCACCAGCACCTGTCATAAAGTCGCCCATGGTGCCCATAGAGTTAATACCTTGAAGGTAAGAATCCTGTAGCCCGGCGTTGGTTTGTCTAGCTTGGTCAAACTGAGTGTTTTGCTGTGTTAGGTTGCGGCGCATCAGCTGGTCTTGGATATTGGCAGAGACATCGGCCCTACGGTCATCGTATGCACGATTAGCAACAGCATCAGCGATGCCTGCTCTGGACGAGTTTATGTTGCCACCGGCAGACGCGCCCATGTTAATACCAGTGAGGGTGTTCTCTTGCAGGTTACGCAAGTCATCTCGCATAGCGGCATTAATAAGAGGCTGGCTATTGTCTAAAGCATACTGCTGGGCAGTACCCATGCGGTCCTGCTGGGACTGACCATAGAGGTCGGCATAGTTACCGGCAAACTCTGAACCCGTGTTGGTAATACCAAAGGCATTTGCAGCACCAAGGCGGCCCATGTTGCCGATGTAGTTGTTGCCATCAAGTTGGAAACGGTTGGGACCGGCTAAGGTTTGGCCGTTGTAGGCACCTGCATTTTGTGCATCAGCCAGATAGCCTTCTGCGGAATCATATGACCGCCCTATGTAGGGTTTACTAAAGCGGAATGCTTCTGCATTGGCTTTGGTGGCCCTATCCTGCGCTGCGGATGCTCTTTTTGATGCTGAGTTAGATGCTGCACCGCCTAAAACCGCAGAACCTATAATTGCTGCTCCAATGCCCATTACTGTACCTCTCTGATATAGATATCTCTTTCTTTCCCGTCTAAGCAGAGAATCGTTTGTGAAAATTTAAACTTCATTAGTGTTAAAAACTTGGTGTGTTTGGTGTCTCCTAACTCATGCAATGCAAACAGTGGGGACCTTCTTTGGCCCAGCAGAAGGTCTGACGCAGCAATTAAATCTGAGCGCATTTTCCTGTTGTATTTCTTGTCGGAGACATCGCAGTGGATGAAGGTGTTGCCACGGTGTATCTCAAGAGAGACAACAAAGCCGTCACCCTCGATTACTGGGACTCGCATTACTACCCCGAAGACGGGGGTGTAGGCCACACAATGCCGTCTGTTGATGTGATATCAGGATTGTTCTGGGGAAGGTCTCGTAACGCTTGCCTGTAAGTTACCCACGCAGCTTTTTTAGCGCCTGAAAGTGGTGAGTCAGTGACCTGTGTATAGTCTGAGGTATACAGCCTTCTATCTCTCCGCCTTCTCAGGTTTTCTATTGCCTGTTGATTTAGCTCATCGTGACTTGGGGGTGGGGGCTCTGGCCTATCGACAACCTCGTTGTTGACAATCATTTGCGTAGCGTCATTAGCGACACCCTCTAGCACATGCTCGCCTTGTTGTGCCTGTAGCTGTAAGTCTGAGGGGGCGCATGTGCCGGTGCGCAGTATCTTTCCTGTTGAATTGAAGACAATAAATGACTTCACTTCTTCAACTCCAAAGTTATCAACGACTTATGTGCAACATCCGCATAATAGCCTACCCTTCGCACTTGGACCCTATAGTTGACAGTACCATCGTACCCATTAGTGTCAATAAAGCTACCGGACATAACCTGTTTATGTAGGCTGGTGCTTTCCTCATGGGCAGCCTGACCAATGTATTGTATTTCGGTATTATTTCGTATTAGCCGTACATGAAGCTTTGCGTAATCAACATTATTACCACTACCCGCATAAAGGTATGCAACAAATGACCAGAAAATCGCCACTGGCGCACCTGTCCCTGTGAATGTGACCTGTTGCGCCGTTTCCCAACTAGAAATATACGTTGAGTTGTAGGCAGCAGTCTCCCACTCTAACCCTGTCGAGTACGCACCCGATGGAATAGTGATCGCATTGTCATCAATAACGGCAGTACCAATCTTGACGTTCTGCATGGAAACTTGACCATTAGAGACACTAAACACCTCTGCCCCTGTTTGTCCTGAGGAGCCCAAAGGGTCAATAA